CCGTCCTTGAACAGGTCGCAGCGGTGGAGATGCTGCTGTGAGAGCGATCGACCAGACGCTGTTCACGCTGCTACGCGTCGACGCGACGCTGCAGGGTCTCGGGGTAGCCGTAGACAACGTGCACAGGAATAAGGTGCCCGACGACCAGCCGCTGCCGGGGATCGTGTACATGAGTCCGCCCGGCGAAGACGACTACACTCTCACGCGCAGAGCGTCGACGAAGTACCTGTACACGATCAAGGTCGTCACGGAGGGATACGATGCGGAGGAGCTCGCCGGCAGGATCGCAGCGAGGATCGATGCCATGGTGAACGACGCTGCACTCGTTGTTGTAGGGTACACCCTAATGAACTGCCGACGTACGACGGACATCTCGTACGGCGAAACGGTCGGCGACCAAGCGTTCTACCACGCCGGCGGGACGTACGAGATCGAGGTGACGTAGTGGTCTTCCAACACGGTACCAAGGCGCGCGGTTACCTCCACGGGATCAACGCGTCGGGCTTCCTCTCCGAGATCGCCGTCGACTCGACGATCGAGGCTGCTGGTACGACCGTTCTGACGTCTGCCGGTGAGGAGTACATTGCCGGCATGCGCGACGCTACCGCAGCGCCGGACGGGTTCTTCGACGGCGTTACCGGAGCGGACACGACGTCGTTCAGCTACTGGTGCGAGTCCTTGCTGCAGGTGGCCGATCGGTGCCTCACGTTCTACCCACAGGGAGACACGTTTGCCATCGCTGGGTACGGTGTCTGCGGCGTCCTAACGAAGCACTCCATCAAGACGGCCAAGAACGGTGCTGGGCGAGCGACCCTCGAGATGCAAGCGGCGTATGGTGCAGAGCGGGGGCTGTCTCACCACATCCTACAGGCAGAGAGCGCCGCGAACAACTCGACGAACATCGACAATACGACGTCGTCCACTACTGGTGGGTTTGGCGTTCTGCAGGTGACTGGCGTCACTGGTGGGTCGAGCCCGTCCGTCCGCGTACGGATCCAGCACTCGCCGGACAACTCTGCGTGGAGCGACCTCATCACGTTCACGGACGCAACTGCGCCAACCGCACAGCGGCTTGCCGTCAGCGGCACCGTCAACAGGCACACTCGATCCATCTGGACGTTCCCTACCGGCACTACGCCCGGGGCGACGTTCTCAGTCCTCTTCGGTCGCAAGTAGGGAGGGTAGGGACCCATGACCTTTCAACACGGTAACAAGGCTCGCCTGACGATCAACTCGGTGGACTACTCCGCCTACGCTAAGGAGGCTGGTGCGGACCTCGAGGTCAAGGCAGCGGAGACGACCGTCCTGACGAACACCGCCGAGAACTACATCCCGGGGCTCAAGGACGGCAAGATCCCGCTGTCCGGGGTGTACGACGGGACGCTCGACAGTCAGGTGGCAACAGCGATCACTGCGGGTTCGGTGGCGTTCCAGTACGACCCGCAGGGCAACAGCTCGTCCGGTCTCCCACGGTACACCGGCAACGGGTTCTTCACCAAGTACAGCATCAAGACGAACACGAGCGGCGCTGGCACGTGGGACGGCGAGTTCCAGATCAGCAATGGGTGGACGCGCGGCACAACGCCGTAGGCGTTCAGTAGGAGGAGGCTACAGTGGAGGCTACCGAAGAAGTCGACCTGCCGGAGAACGCCCTCAGGGTCGTTGGGACGGTCGAAGGCATTCTCGCCGCTCCCGATCTGGGGCCTGGCGAGCTCATGCCGATCCCGGAGTGGGGCTGTGCAATCCGCGTGCGCGGCCTGTCGAAGCGGGAGCAGCAGGACATCCGCAAGGAGGCAATGCGCGGCAACGAGCTCGACCCCGACGCGTCGGAGATGCTCACCTTCATGACGGGAGTCGTCGAGCCGAAGTTCGAGCGCAAGTACTACGGGCAGCTGATCGAGAAGTCGTCCGGCGTCATCGACCGGGTCCTCAAGAAGATCATCTCGCTGTCGGGTGGCGACATCGACGTCAACGAGCTCAAGCTGACGTTTCGAAGTTGATCCCGACCTGTTCAACACGTTCATGCTCGCGGAGCTGTTGCACAAGACGGTTGCCGAACTCCTTGACGGCAAACCAGCGCCGTTGAGTGGTGAGGAGTTCGCTCACTGGGTGGCGTTCCTCCAGGTGAAGGCGGAGATGGCGAAGGAGGCGTAGGTGGCGACGACGATCGCGGACCTGTTGGTTCGTGTACGCGGCGACGTCAACAACGCTATCCGTGCCCTCAACGATGTGGACCGCCACATCAAGGGCGTTGGCAACAGCTCGAAGAAGGCTGACGCCGACACCTCGACGTTCATTCGCGGACTGGGTCGCCTAAGTGGTCGTGTGGGCACCATCGCAGCGGTCGGTGCGAAGTACCTGCTGCTAGCCTCCGCTATCGCGTCGGCGACCCTGTCCGCGATATCGCTCACCAATGCTGTTGTAGGCGGCGTCGTGACCATGTCGGGGGTGCTTGCTCTCCTACCCGCTGTAGGATTGAGCGCCGCCCTCGCCGTAGGTGCTCTCAGTCTCGCCTTCAAGGGTGTTGGCGACGCCCTTAAGGCAGGCCTATCTGGGGACGTCAACAAGTTCAACGAGGCGATCAAGGGGATGGGTCCTGCGACCCAAGCGACCCTGAAGGAGATCGTTGGGCTGAAGCCAGCACTGGAGGGCATCAAGAAGCTCGTCCAGGAGCAGTTCTTCTCCCAACTGCAGGGGCAGATTCGCCCTCTCGCGGAGATCTACCTCCCGCTGTTGCAGTCGACGCTGCGAGGCATCTCTGGCGCCTTCGGGGAAGCAGCGCGGTCCGTCATCGACTTCTTCCGGCTCCCGGAGACGGCGAGTGCGTCTCAGGGGATCTTCGCCAACATGATCCAGACGATCCACCAGCTGACGGGTGCGATCTCGCCGTTGACGCAAGCGCTCTTCGCCTTCATCAAGGTCGGGTCAGACTTCCTCCCGGGGCTGGCGGAGGGGATCCGTGAGAGTGCTGTCGCCTTCAACACCTTCATCCAGCGCGCCGCTGCGAGTGGCGACCTGACGAACTTCATCAGCGACGCGCTATCGCTGTTCGGCGACCTGTTCCACGTCCTCGTGCAGGTCGGTAGCATCATCCGGACGGTCTTCGAGGCGGGTGGGGAGGGCACTGGTCTCCTCACGACGATCGGCAAGCTCACCGCAGGCGTTGCGGCCTTCCTCAAGACGGCGGAGGGCCAAGCGGGCCTGCAGGCATTCTTCGGTGCGTTGCAGACCCTCGGAAGCATCATCACGACGCTGATCACTCGTATGGGCCCGGGCCTCGGTCGGTTCCTTGGTGCCCTCTCAACCGGCATCGGGAACCTTGCACAGGCTGCAGGCCCTGTTGGGGACGCGCTGAACGCAGTCCTGATTGCCGTCGCTCCGCTGTTGCCGGTGTTGGGCGATGAGCTAGCTGTCATCCTCACCGGGTTGGCAGGCATCATTCGCGTCTTCGCTGCGGAGGCTGGCCCGTTCATCCTCATCTGGTCGACGCTTGCGCAGAACATCTTGCCGATGCTGCTACCGCTGATCGCTACGCTGGTGCAGAACGGGCTTCCGCTTGCCATCACGCTGTTCCACGGGTTGGTCGAAGCGATGTGGCCCCTCGTGCCTGTGATCACTGAGTTCGCGCGCCAGCTCATCGAGCAGCTATTGCCAGTGCTCCCCCAGTGGGCGGTCTCGCTAGGGCAGATCATTCCGCCGCTGCTGCAACTCGCTCACGAACTGGTCCCGATCTTCATCGCTGTCCTCAAGCTGCTCATCCCGCTGATCCCAGTGCTGGTGACGGGGTTGTCCGTACTGATCAGCGTCATCGGGGTGCTCGTACGGTGGGCGGGAAACATCATCGAGGTCTTCTCCCGCGTCATCGGAATCGTGAGGCAGTCCATCGAGGGCTGGTTGGCGTTCTTGCGCATCCTGGCGGGCGTGCCTCCGTCCATTGCCGGCATCTTCTCCTCTGCGGGCACGTGGTTGGTCAACGCAGGCAAGCAGATCCTCCAGGGCCTGATCAACGGCATCCTGGCGATGATCGGCCCGCTGAGGAGTGCCCTGCAGCGCGTTACCAACCTGATCCCGGACTGG